AAAATAGTCCATTTCCTTCACCTCTTCAAAAGCGCAGACTATATCAGGAATTCTAAGTGTGTCGATCATTGCCATTAGGTTTGCAATTCTTTTAACGCCTGCTATTGAGACATCTCTATCCATATCTTTTAAGATAGTTTTGTTCATTAACTTAATTGCCTTGATCTCATCCATCATGTTCTGCATTTCTTCAGCTAGTGTCATTACTTAAACCCTTTTCGACTACTTTTCATATATCTCAAAATGAACCAGGTCTTGAAACTTCTGATCTGATACTACCGTCTCATCTCTAT